CAAGCCAACATAAATGCAGTCATATGATACCTTTCTTCTTAGCTATTACTGCAAGTACAGTTACTACACCTGCAAGTAAAGTCGTTATTAGTATAATTAAAATAATTTTTAAGAAAAGATCTTTGATTTCTTCTTTACGTTTCTTTGCTTTATCTGCGGCTTCTTTCCTAGCTTTACGAGCTTCAGCGCAATATGCTTGGTAGTCAGTCCATAATCCTGCCCTACCATAAAGTTGCATATATTCTCGTAGCTTATCATGTTTTACTCGTATCTGCTCCAGTGCCATAAACTCTTCAAGGTCATTATCAGTCTTACCTAATAAATTAGTCCAGACACTATTACGTTTTCTATGTAAATCTTTTTGTAGTTGATCTTCAGCCATAACGAAACGACTTATCGAAGATCCTGCTGAGGCTAAATCTTTCCCATTTTCGAGTGTTTGTTTGATAACGGCGAAGGCACTATTTGCAATCATTAGCATTTCAAGCACAGCTTCACCTCACATTCAGAACCTTATCTATCTTATCTTCTAGTCTATGCAAGGCTTCCATCACACGACCAGACGTATCACGCAAGTCTTGTCTTGTTGCGTATTCTTCTCTTGTTTTATTTAGAAGTATTTGTAATCGTTTTACTTCTGTAAACATTTTATTAAATGCCCAAGCAAATGGCATAATGATTAGTGTTATAATTATATTCCACACTAAATCAAGCTCCACTATGCAAGATCTCCATGTATGACAATTTGCCCAGCAACCCAATCCAACATAGCATTTGCGGCGGCATTAGCTATTGAACCACCTACTTGGCTTGTTGTACAGTTATTAGTATCAGTACCTACAGATATTCTCAATGCTCCGGGATTTGAACTTGGTCCATCTATGTTGTTCCTAAACTGACCTATAGGACAATAGTGATCTTTGTCATCAAAATTAGTAGTAAAACCCATAACAAAATTATCATTGACAGTTCCCAAATCTTGAAAAGATGATTGATTTAAAGAATCTTGAACTGCACTACTTTGATATCTTGCCCAAGATTTTGCTAACCCATTTTGTAAACTTGTTGTTGCAGTTCCCTCACCTCTTACTGTTATAACATTAACATTACTACTACCAGCTAGACTATCAACATTTAATGTACTCATGCTAAATCTCCATGTTCAACAACATATCCATGCTCTGAATCATCTGCACTATTGTTGCGACTTGTATTATATCTTTTCTCTCCAGTTGTAGGTGCAGAATACAAACCATTTGTGCCAATTCTATTTGGTTGTAAAGTATAACAATTAGTATTGCCATTAGGTGAAGATGTACCAGTAGAACAGTAATGTATGTTTGCAAAATTATTTCCAAACTCAATGGTAAAATCACCAGTACCATTATCAGTTTGATCTGATACATTCAAACTATCAAGAATTGTATTAGTGCCATCTTCAGTTTCAATAGTAACCCAAGCCTTTGCTAATCCACCTTGTAAATTAGTTGTTGTACTATTACCCTCAGCAGTAACGGATATGCTCCCAGCAGTTGATACTCCAGTAAGAGTATTTACTTTTAAAATGCTACTCATGCTAAGTCTCCAAATAGTGATGTATTAATAGCTGACCAATCATTTAAACTTCCATTTGCAAAAACTGTTTGATATCTTGTTACTGTTGTTGTAACGGCAGTTGTATCTTGAGGTTGTTGTATTGTTGCTAGATTTGTATTACCACCACCAGCCATACCTGCATGAGCATAAGTTGCATTAGCCATAGCTGATAATATTGTAATTGTGTAATCCCCAGTACCATTATCTACTAAGCCTGAATGATTAAAACTATCTAAAACAGTAGCAGTACTAGTTCCTTGCCATCTACACCAACTCTTCGCCAACCCTTGTTGTAAATTAGTTGTTACTGTACCACCTTCAGCAGTAACAGATATGCTTCCTGCCGAACTTCTACCAGTTAATTCATCTAATACTAATTCACTACTCATACTATTGTCCAATTTCCTGAAAGAATTATAGTTGTTCCAGATGCAATAGTTACTGGTCCACAAGATACAGCATTATTCGTTGCATCTACAGTTAATGATCCAGTTATTGTATTTTCATGTTGTCTAATAACTGCTTCAAAACTTGTTGAGTCTGCTTTCTTACCAATATTATTAAACATATTTAACTCCTATGAATAAGGATTTGCACCCAAAATACTCGTATCCCAAGCAGCTTTTAGTTTATCAATAGTGTCTGCATCTGTAATGGCTTTTGCAGAAGGTGCATCTCTTAATGCTTTTTTTCTATTTACACTTGCAGTTTTTGCACTTGCATCATCAGCTTCTAATGCTTTCATATAAACAACATCTTCTTCTTCTAATAGTGGTTTTCTAATTTCCCTTATTTTATCTTTAAAGATTACTTTAGATGCAGTCAGATCTTCAGTTATAACTTTACCAGATAATGTCCAAGCCATTCTAAAATGTCTGTCTGATGGGATTGTTGCTGTAGATGCATCAATTATCTTACCATCTTTATCTACTATATTAGTTGCCATATTATGCCACCTCTTTTTTAGTTATTATTATTTCTTCTGATATTTTCCATGAGTTTCGCCATTGTCTTGTACTTGGCAATTGTGATTTTTTACAAATAACTAATCTTGGTTTATTTGCTTTATCCCAATCTTGCCAAACATGACGAGGAATATCTTTCATAATTAAATATTCAATGGCTTGTTCTTCAGTCATAGAATTTATAGGTTTAGTATTATGTAATAAATAACCTCTTGTATGTTTTTCAAAATTAGGTTTAGCTTCATCTTTAGCTAACTCCCAATAGACTCTTACATCAGGTAAGATACCACCTTGCAAAGCACAAGCTAACCAGTTAGGATCAGGGTGTGTCACCTTTGCAGGTGCATCAGGTTCTTTAGGATCTTCCCATACCACACAATATTCTGTAGGATAAGACTCTAAATTATCTTTAGCCCAACATAATCTATCCCATAAATGTGTGCCTTGAAAATCAGGTGTTGTTATCATGTAATCTCCATAATACTTAATGTTCCTGATATTTTATCTGCTACTGAACAATCAATTCGCAAAGAATCAGTTGTTTCAAGAATAACTTTGCCACCTGATAGTATTTCTATTGATTGACCTACAGCAAGAGGAACATCTTTCGCTATAAAACTTGTTCCATTAGTTGCGGCTCTACCACCACCTGATGTATCACTTACAAGTTCTACTTCTGTAGTTACTTGTGCTGAATGAATATTAGTTAATATAAGTCCAATTACTACTGTTGTTGTGCTACTTGGTACAGTATATATTGTATATGGTGTACCTGCACTATTTGGTTCAGCGGCAAATGTAACTACTTTAAATGTATTAGCCATTTATTATCTCCTTACCCTAAAGCAATAGCTAAAGCTGTTGGATCTTCAGCAGTACTAGCGATAGTTATTGTATTAGTCGCACTAGCAGTTGTTGTTATCCCTGCACCTGCGGCAATAGTTAATGTATTACCACCAGTTATATTTTGTGGTGTACCTGATGAACCTGCCACATTAAAATCTGTTCCTGCAGGACCAGTTGCACCAGTAGCACCAGTAGGTATACCTAATGCAAATGTAGCTGTATTACCTGATTGTGATACAGTTGCAGTAGCAGAAGAACCTGCACTTAATGTAGATACTGTAACTGCCGCTGTAGTAATATGATTTACAGCTTCAGCATTTCCTGATGATGAATTAAATCCTAGTATTTTACCTACTCTATCTGCTTTAAGAGGTAATGTAAGTGTAGCAGAATCATCATTATCAAGTAATCTTACTGCTCTTGAGTTTTCATCTTGTGAGTCAGATATCATTGTAATAATAGTATCTAACTCTGTATTTAATTTAGATATCTCAAAAGCACCTGAACTAGGAAAGTCAGTAATACGTTTAAGCTGAACATCTCTAGTAATGACAACAGTACTGCCACCAGTTGCACCAGTGACAGGTGTTGTTACAGTTCCAGTAGAACCATTGCCACCACTAAGAGTAAACTTTGTTGAACTTGATGTTGAAGCATCAAATGATCTTTCAACTCCATCTACAAATACATTTACATCTGTTGTTTCAAAAAATACAAAATCAGTAGGAAAAGTTGTACGAGAGTCACCCTGATTAACAGTGTAACTTATTCGTGGTGTATTTGCACTTAAAACTATAGCCATATCTTACCTTTACTAGTTTTTGTTATAAATGTCTATCTTTTTATACCACCTGAAATTGCTCGTAAGTCATCATCAAGACCAAGTAATCCCAATAAAGGTGCATTATATGATATGGTTTTGATTCCTTCTTCTGTTCTATCATTGATAATATCATATGCACCACTAACCCATTCTCTATACATATTTGGAGTAGCACCTAGCATACCAAATGCACTATCCCACCCAGTTGCATTATATCTACCTTTCAACCAAGTATTATCAGGATTATGTAATCCAAATGCCGCTGATGCTTCTATTCCTCTATATGCAATTTCAGAATATAATCCTAATATCCCTGATCTATCTACTACTTGCATAAATAGTTCATCATAATCTTTATCTTTAAACCACCAATCAGGTTTTCTTGTAGCTAATATTATATACGACATACCTAATAAAGCTATTGCACCTGCTAATCTATGTTTTTTGTTAGGATCAAACATAGGTCTTAAGATTCTTTGATTAGCAGCAAAAGAAAAATTATAAAATTGAAATGGAAATCCCATAACACCTGATTCGATTCTAGCTATTGGATATCTATAAGAGCCATCAGCCATTTTACCTACAGAAGCACGAGGGTCAGGCTGTATTCCCATCTTTGCCATATATGGTTTCCACTTTTTAAATACAAATCCATCTGCCATAGTTGGTCTATCAAATGCTGTGGCGTGCATAATAGTGTTTCTTGCACCATTATTAAGATATGTTTCCATTACAGCTTTAAGATCTCTATCAGCTTTTGTTTTTGTTGCCCAACCTTGTATATTTAATAATGGTGTTTTAGAATCTGTAAACTGCCATGCTCCATTTTCATACAATCGTTTTGCTAAATCTCTAGTTATTCCATATCTATCTAATTCGTCTATATCAAACTTATCTAAGCTATCGTAGTTTTTTATTTGCTCATAAAACTTTGGTATTCTTACTGCTGAATCAACTCTCTTACCTAATGTTGTTACAGGTGATAATATATTAAATTTATAAAATAAATTTTCCATTGCATCAGCGGCTTTTTCAATTTTTCCCATTTGCAATGGTCGTGACATTTCTCCTAATTGTCTATCTACTGCTATATTTCTTGACATCTCAAGACTTTCACCAGTATGTAAAACCTGATTTGCATTTGCTTTTATTTTATCAAAGTTACCATCAATACTTCTAACAACAGTTTTAAATACATTGCCTAAACCATGCTCTAGTATTGGCATTGCTAATGTTTCCGTAATAGCAGTTATACCTGCACCAGTTAGATAGGTAACTCCTGATAGTTTTTTTGACACACGAGCAAATCTATTGTCATATCGCTGTGGATCTCTTGTCATTTGACCTGCAACTCTTTCATAATCTGCAAGAAAATCTGATTTAATATTAGCTATTGCTCTATCTGTATATTTTTTTGAGGATAACATTTCTGCTTCCATCATATTTACAATGTAATCAATAGAGTCATCTCCAAATTTTCTTGCATATTCTATTCTAAATCCCATATTTTTTGCATATTGCGATAAAATGCTAAGGTCTTTAACAATAAAATCTTTTACTTTCCACTCAGGTATATTAGTAGTTCGCATCATTATATGCTTACCTTTACCAACACCTAATGGAGTATGGTATCCCATGGGATCATCACCCATTGAAAGGATATGTGACACATCTTCTGCTCCTGCTTTTTGTGCCTCTTCCAAACTTGTTATTGGCAATCTTTCATTCTTATTACCTGTCCATCTAGTAATAAAACCTTGCTCTAAGTAATGATCTGCAAACACATTTTCTAATTGTTTTTGTTTTGCAGGATCATCAAGCAACATTTGTTTGTCATAATATATTGCCCATTTATAATTTTGACGAGTTTGTTGGTAACCATCATAAAAGTTTCTTTGTTTTCTAAGCTCTCCTAAACTTAATCTATATATTTCTTTAGCCGCAGGATCTTTTTCCCTACTTATCTTTTCTGTTAATTCTAAAATCCTATCATCAAGTTTTCTTATGCCTGATTTAACACTTGCAGGTGTATGAAATACACCAACATCTTGTGCAATTTCATCAAAAAATCTATAAAATTGTGCTATACGTTCCATACCTTTTCTTTTGTACTCAGGAATATTTGCAAAATAAGAACTATTCCATGCAGGATTACCATTTAATATTTGTAGTTCTACAATTTCTGCCCTAAATTCATCTTTAGATGGCATGACTTTTAAATAATCTCTGGTAGCATCATTAAAATATTTTGTTTCTAATTGCTTACCTAGCTTATCTTGAGCAAATTGATATGGTGTAACATAATCTATACCTGCAATTTTACCAGTACCTTGTACTTTATAAAATTGTTCCATGTATAAACTATCTATATACTGCTCTACCTCTAATCCTTTTGCATTATATATTTGTTGCATAACATCTATTGATTGTACTGGTCTGCCTTGCATAGATACAGAACCATTAAAAGCTATTTGCATATTAAAATCTTTAACAATAGGAGGTGCTTCTTGCCCATCATATTTACCAAAATGCAATCGTCTTGATGGTATAAATCTATTTAAAAAACTAAGTTTATCTATTGTTAATTCTTTTAAAGTTGACCCTTTCATTACTGGATCTTCATCTAATGGCACATCAAACTTTTGATTCATTCTAAAATCAGCTTCAAGAAGTTTTACAGTTTCTTCATCACTAACAAATTTTGCTTCTATAGGTGCATCTGTTTCACCTGAATTAATTGATTTAAAGTTAATCTGCGGATTGCTAACATCATCTACATTTCTAGGAAATAGTTTAGGATCAAATTCAGATATATGAATTGCAGTAACAGGTTTTGCAGGAACATAATCTTTCATCTTAGATACTTCACCACTAAATTTATCTAAGGGAAAATCTTGTTTTCTAAATACATATACAACATCACCTAATCCTACATCTCTAAACGGATTACCACTTTGCACAAGACCTTCTTTTAATCCATCTTTATTTAGATTTTTATTTCTTGTAGATCTATGAAATACATAATCAGGAAAACGACCACTCTTATTTAATCCTTCAATGATTGTATTTTTTACTCCATAATTATTTACATTTATTTTATTATCAGGATTCTTTTTTGCTTTATGATCTTTTACAATTTTAGTAAATTTATTTGTAATACCTCTAGCACCACCACCTAATAATCCTGCAAAAATAGTATTACCTGCAACATTTGTTACAGATTCAGCATAAGTATTAAATGGATCAAAAGGTGCTCGTAATGCTTCACTTCCCATACCAAATAAGAACCCAATCTTACCTGTCTCTTTTGCCACACCAAAAGAAGACTTAGCCGCCCAAGCGGCTCTAATACCAGTATTAAATACTGGGTGAAAGAAAGCTATATTCAGAGGATCTACAACACCTGCAACCAATGTTGCACCTAATCCTGATCTTTGAAATACCTCACGATTTTGTTGCATAGCAAGTAAGTCATTTTTAATATAATCATAATGTTCTTTATTTTTTGCTCTTGATAATTCATCTGCATAAAAATAATCTTCGTTTTTTTGTATCTCGCCTAGCCAATCAAATGTTTCATCATAAGCATCATCTAAAAAATTTATATACTCTGCTGTAGCATTAGTAATAGGTAACCATTGATATTTTAAATTAGCTTTGAAACCTTCAAAAAAGGTTGGCTCTATACGACCTTCACTATCAGGATATAAAAAATGTAATGGTTCTACTTCTTTAGCTAAGTCACCAGTAGGATTGAATGGTTTTGCAGGTACACCTGTGTACTGAAGTTGCATTATAAAATATCCTCAGTCATAAAATCTGATCCATCACGAATATGAAAACCTAATAAACTTGCTCTATCACCCACTCTATTACGAGTTTGATTATGTATTAATGTTTTTGTATTACCAAACTCTCCAATATTATAGGCTTGATGAAACCCTGCTTGTCTAAAATAATATGCTCTTAAATCTTGATCGTCTGTATTGATAGCCTTTGTTATAGCCGCATAATATTTTGGAAACCCTCTATTTGGATCTTTTAATCTTTCATGCCCAAATTGATATGAAAAATCAATCAATGCTTTTTGTCTATCAACAGCAAGTGTACTAAAGTTTTCAAACTCTTTATTATATTTTTCATAGATATCTTTTATTTTATCTGTGTATATTAAATCAGCTACTTGCTGTATCATTCCTTGTATTCCACCAAGACCCATCTCTCTTTTAAAGTCATTCATCTTTTCTACAAGCTGTGGTCTCGTGGCATTAGGATTAGAATTCAACCATGATTGCAATGGTCTTAATGCAGTTTCTAATTCATTTGGCATCTTTTCATAATCAGAATCAGTTAAGTATCTTATATTAAATCCACGACCTATTGATAATGTGTCTGCATCTACATAAGGAGCTACCCTAAAGTTTTCTTTTTCAGAAGTATAATTTATAATATCTATTAAGCCATCTTGTATTTCAACTGCTACATCAGGTGTAAGTAAAGCTGTCTTAATATCTTTTACAGCATCTGTGATACCTTGTCTTAATGTTTCAGCACGAGTAAGTAATTGCCATGAAGGGTTTTCAAATCCTTTGCCTTTAATCTTTTGCTCTAAATAACTTTCGCCTAAACCTTCTACATATTCACTAAATGATTTATCTCTTGTTCCATCTTCTTTGAGAGATCCTTTTTGCAAAACATCTAACACTCTATTTTCTGATCCTTGTTGTTGAGCTACACCAAACTTATCATAGTCAACAAATTCTTGTTGTGTTTTTGACTTAAAGTTTTGTGATCCAAGATCATACTCACCAGTTACTATTGGTTCATCTAAATTTTTTATAGACTTGAAGGTTGTATTATATGTTGGATCAACTTTACTATTGCCAATAAAATCACTAAAATTTATATTTTGTACATTAGGTTTATATAACTGTAAATCAGGTGGAGGCACTTTTGCATTTAATCTTTTTAATCTTGAATTATATACTTGTTGTAAACTTCTTTTTCTTGTTTCTTCTGCATCATATCGAAGCTGTTGATCAAATTCTTTAGTGTTAAAATACATTTCAACACCTTCATTATTAAGTAAAGGTATTCCATTTGCATTAACTATAGTATATGCCTGATCTCCAAACTGTGAGTTTCTATAGTCAGGAAGTAGAAAATATTCATCACCTAATATACCTTGAACATTAGATGTTTCTGCTACCATATTATTTACATACAGTTTAAATTTATCATAATTACCATTGATATATTTTCTTTGTGGTGAAAATCTAGTTCTTTGATCTTTTAAACCTATATTTTGAACATCATATATTGTGTCATCTTCTATATATAAATTATCATATGTACCATTAATTACATCTTTTAGATTCTCTAAATTAAACTCAGCCATCTTTTCATCTGTGCCACCTTTTAATCTTTTAAAAACAAGTAACTTAGTTACATATGGTTTCATCTGATTCCAATGCTGTTGCTTAACTTCTGTCTCAGCAAGTATAGATTCCAAACTTTTATCAACAGATGTAGTTACTGCATCAGGTATAAACTCTTGCACAACTAACTTAATATTTTCATTTAAGTCTTTTTCATTTGCAGGTATCCTTGAGAAATAATTAAAAGCATCAACAATGTCACCACCATTTGCTCGTGCTACTGCATCAATAGCATTAAATTTAAAATACTCGTCATTGTATCCCTGCAACTTAGCTCTACCATCTTTTGTATATGCAACATTCTTCCACATATCTAATACTCTTGATAGGTATTGTGTTTTTTGTTGTCTAGTTGCACCTGACAATGCAGTCAAAGTTGTAACATCTGGTATCTTAAATAAGTCGTGGAATGATGTTGGCACAACTTCTCTACTTCTTACCATTCTTAGTGCCATATCATATTGTTCTTTAGGCATAGTCAATAAACTAAAAGAATCTACAGTTGTTCCTAAGTTTTTACTCAGACCTGCATTTAAACCATCTCTTACTTTTTGTGTATTATTTAATATACCATTAAAAGGTTGTGATCCATTTAAGATGTTTGCATAATTATTTGTAGTATATTCATCACCCAAAGCTGTAGCTAACTTATCTGCATCACCTGATCTATTACTAATTTCTCTAGTAATAATACCCATATCTGTTCTTGAAAGATTAAGTTGTTCTTTTAAGTCATATACTTTTTGTAAATCACTTAACTTTACTGCACCATTTGATATATCAATAATTGTATTAATAAGTTTTTGTGATGGTCTGCGACTTTGCATCAACTGTTCAATACCTTTTATTGCTGTACCATTCTCACCGAGTTTGTCTACAACTTGTCTAATAGTACCAAGTGCAAGACTTCTTCGTAATTCAGCTTCAAGATCTGCGGCTTTTGGTGCTTTGATATGACCATCTTGAACTAAAGAATTTATTTTATTAGTTATATCTAGTACTGTTTCATCAATACCTTTTTGCATTTCTGCTAACACTTCAGGTCCATCAACTTCAGAAAATTCAAAGTTATCTTTTGCATATGTTAATCCAATAAGATTACTTATATTATCTTCTATAGTTAATAATGTATTTTGTGCGGCTACTCGTTCATCTCTTGCTATAGTATCATTAAGTATTTTATTTGAATGTAAGACTCTTTGATTAGTTATCTTAGTAATAAAATCAGGAATGTACTGATCCATTCCATTATCTTTAAAACTTTTAATATGTCCTTCAATATATTGATTTGCTGCTAAATCAAAAGCATCTTGGTCATATTGATTTTCTGATTGTAACTTTGCAAACTCTTGTTTAGCCATAACACCAATAGCATTGCTATATCTTTCAGCTAAAACTTTTTCTGCATATGGTGTGCCTACTTGAGTAAAGTTAGCTTTTTCAAATACAAGTTTACCATTATCAGCTACAGCTAAAGTCTTGGCTCTTTTTACATCATCTGCAATTGCATCTTTTCTAGCCTCTTCCCAAAATATTTTTTGCATAGAGTTACCAAACTCAGCTACTGCATTGCCTAATTGCACTGCACCAGTATCAGCAGATACAACACCTACTGGTTTGTTTCTAAATGTAGTCTGTTTTGATTTAACGAACTCTACCATTATGTATACATACCTCTTCTACTTGCAGGTACATATGGTGAAGATGGCATACTACCACCTGTCATTGTACTAGCTTGAAATCCTGCACTTAATAATGTTCCAAATGCTTTATACCTATATGCTCTTGATATATTATTTGCTTTTGTTACTGCCATAACAGCTTGTTGAGAATATTTACTTTGTTCTGCAAGATTCTGATAATTAGATCTTTGTGCTAATGTTTGATTATCTTTTTTTGCTTTTTCAAGTATAGCTTTATAAGATCTATCTGATCCCATATCTCTACCACTAACACCTGCTATTGCGGCATTTGCATTTTTAAATGCTTGAAGATTTTGCATAATATCATTATGTTCTTGCAGAGCTTGTAGCCTTCTAATTTGTCCTTGTGTTTTTATATTACGAGCAGTTAAAGCACCTTCCATTCTTGCGGCTCTACCTGCATCACTATATCCTTTTGCTGTGACAAATGCTGATCCTATTGCTAATGCTAATGTTATACTCAAAATGCCACCTCTACTATCATTCCGTTAATCTGTAAATCTAAAGGAAAAGACTGTGATACTATAACTCTAGGATCACGACTATATCCTAATAACCTAAACTCTTCTTTACCAGTTACAGCAGTTCTTTCTAAAAAACCACCAGTTATTGTATCTGTTGTATTTCTTATAACTAAATCCCTTGTTGTTGATGTTGTGGTTGGTCCTTGCACACTAACAGCAAGTGTCGAGTTTAAATCTAATATTACTTTAGGTATTTGTCTAGGTTCGCCAGTCAAAGGTCCACCTTGTATAGTGGCATCTATAGGTAATGTTTTAAGTGTAGGTGTAAAAGCATATCCTATAAATGCCTGACTTAAACCACTCTTTACAGCACTAGCATCTATCTCACCACTTGCTACTGTAAACTCACCTAAGAAATCATTACCATTTGTAGCTTTGACTACTGCATTATTACTAAAATGTGATGTCAAACTACCAAAGACACTAGAGCTACCACTAAATGTATTACAAAAATCCATAGGCATATCATCTTGGAACTCTTCTAAAAATAACTTAGTAGTACCTGAGCCATCATCTCTAGCACAAACTACAAACAATCTTTCATGTACTGCACATATACTATGCCATAATCCTTGTGTATCCCATAAACTCCATCCTGCTTTTTGATCTCCTCTTACAGAATAGAATACAGCTATAGTGCCATCATTATTAATAAGAAAAGCATATGACTCACTTCTATTCAAAGCACCTTTGATAGATGTTTGTTGTACTGGATCTAATATAAGATGTGGTGCAAGACCTGATACAGCAACAGATGTATATGCTCCTTCTTGATCTGTAAACAAAAACTCTCTTAATGCACTGCCAGTTTTCTGTATAAATAATGTAGCACCATCAAATACTGTAGGTCTAACAAAGCTAGATCCAAAAGGTGTTTGCCTTCTAATCTGTGCATTAGCAGGTGTTACTGGTTTATTAGAAATACTAGGAATAAACAACTCAGCACCAGTAGTAAATATTTGTAAATCTCTATTAGATACTAAATGTCTTATCGAAAATATCTCACCAACATTAGCAGTAAGATCAAGAGCATCATTATCTTCACCATCACCTACATCAAAGTTAAAAAATAATCCTGATTTACTACCCCATATTCCATCAGGCTGTGCCAAAGTACCACCAAACCAAAGTCTATTTTGATGAAAGGTAACTGCCGCAGGATAGCCACGAAGAGGTGAATAAGACATTTCACTAAACTCAGTAGTAGCCGCACCAGTAATAATACGAGGACTGCCTCCACCTATAGCACTAGATGTAGCAGTGGCACTGCTACCTGCTAAAAATTCAAATGTGTTTTCATCAGGAACAGCAGTAATAGTTCTAGAACCATTTATATTACTATTAGCTATACCACCTACTGCACCTGCCCTTTCAAAAGTAACAGATCCTCCAGTAGCAAGACCATGTAATGCTTTTGTAACTCTAATAGTACCACTACCCTCAAATGTTTTAAGACTATCTATTTCAAGTTGCTGTGTTAAAGTACCACCTACTGTGGCAGTAACTTCTGTAGCACTTGTAAACCCAGTTATTCGACATCTTGTTTCACCTATTAATAGATCAACACCTACATGACCAGATACAAAATAATCTGCTGATGTAGTAAGTGTCACACTTCCAGTTGTGCCACTTGCAGTTATAGTCATACCTAATGGCTGAAAACTAAAGTATGGCTGAAAGATATCATTGCCATCTCTTGATGTATCAAAGTTAAATGTAGATACTGTGAATGTAGTAAGTCCAGTTCTTTCTAATATTCTAGTTTGAAATGTATTATGACATATAAACATTAGATCACCTTGCTGTGCAAAAGTAATCTCTTCTAAATAAGATGCTGATGTTGTATTGACTAACCATGATTGACTAGTAAGTGACTGAATAGATGACACAGTACCATCAGTAGGACTAATCTGAAATATCTCTATTCGTGTATTACTAAATGCTATTATATATTTTTCATCATCTGAAAATATAAAAGGTTCTATTCTTACACTTTGTCTAAGACTTGCTAATGCTGTAAATGCAGGATTACTACCAAAGTTTGCAATACGTTTTGTGCCAGTTCTTTTTTTTAATCCACCTTCAGATCTAATAAAAAAGTTTCTTACTTGCTCACCTGCATTTGTATATACTTTTGTATCTGTTCTTGATGTTAAAGCAGGACTTATTTCTCCAAACTGAAAGTTATTTAATGGCACTCTTACTCTAGCCATTTAACTTCTCCTATTAGAAATAAATCTTGATGTAACTAATTTTCTTGTTGTCTGTTGTTGTGCATCTATATTTCTAGCTTTTGCCATAAGCAGATTAGCTTTTGTTTCCATCAACTGCATTAATCTATCATCTCTAGCTATTGATGTTGCAAAAATAGATGCCAATGAATATTGCAATGCTAAAGAAAAATAAGATGGAAAATCAACTTCATCTGCTCTAAATGTAAAGTCTGCTACTAATGTATCTGATGATGTTGTGTCGCTAAATACTTTGTCACCATATACTGTAAACTCTATAAGATTATCATTCACAGTAATACCATGTAAAACTAATAAATTACTAGGTAGCTGATGAGCAATATCAAATCTACCAGTAGGTGTGTCAGATAATTCTACAAGCACAGCTTGATCTGTTGCAAATCGCCATCTTGCTGTAGACAGCATGGCTCTAACTGTATCTTCATACATATTAGTTGCCACTAAACCTTCAGTACTAGAATCATCAAATGAAGTAATAGGTTCTGCACCAATAAGAACTAAGGCTCTTGATGCTATATCTATTGCTGAATTTGCTCTTGTACTTGTCATATAAAGTTAGGGGGATTGCTCCCCCTATCCCTTTTATCTAATCTGTTTCAGCTATAGCAGTACCTTGTGATGTATTCACTACTGTACCATTGTTACTAAGAACTGAAGCTATATGAGTAGTAGGTGTATTTGTATCTACACATATAATAATGTCACGAACATTAATCATATTAGCTGAGTCATTAAAATAACCTGAGGCTTTCACAGTTGCAATAGCATCTGTGCTAGTGTAGTGCCACAGATTTACACCTGATCCACCTGCTAAACGAGTTAGATTTGCTGCATTATAAGCCATTTAAACCTCCTATTAATTATTATCAAGAAGTTCATAGACACCATTGTCATCAATAACAACAGCACCCATAGACATCATTGAGGTTGCTAAA